CCTCATCACCGAGCTCCAGCAGGAGGACAAGTTCGGAGTGCTGCAGTCGATACTTTCGAAGCGGCTCGTCTATGCCAACGTGACAAGCGTGGGCCAGCGCGAGTTCTTCGAGGGCGGACGCAGCGGACTCAACCCGGAGTTCCGGATGACGATGTTCGCGTTCGACTATGCCGGCGAGAGCACGCTCGAGTACATGGGGCGGCTGTTCGACATCTACCGGACATATCAGGGCGCCGACGACATGGTCGAGCTCTACGTTCAGCGGAAGCAGGGAAAGCGGAGCGCACCGACGCCGGGGTGAAGTTATGGCACGAATAGACGCAAAGGACCTCGCATCCACCGTCAATGGACTTCTGGACAAGTTCGGAGATCAGGCAGAGGCATGTCTTTCAGAGGCCGTCTGGCAAACTGCCGGCGAAGCCGTGAAGCGGCTCAAAAAGGCTGGAGACTTCGGGGGCACAGGTCAGTACAAGAAGGGCTGGTCCCGGAAGCTGACGCGCAAGCGCCTCTACGCCGAGGCCACGGTCTACAACAGGACCGACGGAAGCCTGACACACCTGCTGGAGTTCGGCCACGCAAAACAGAACGGAGGACGGACACGAGCCTTCCCTCATATTGCGCCGATCAATGACGAAGTCCCGGACATCTTCGTGGACAAGTTCACCGACCTGCTGGCCGAGCAGCTCATCAAAGGATAGGAGACAGGCATGAAAATCAGCGAAATAAAAGACATTCTCGCAGAGACCGGACTGCCGGTGACCTACCTGCAGTGGCCCGAGCCGGGCGTACCGGATCTGCCGTACCTCGTATGGATCCTGCCGAGCTCCGACAACTTCGGGGCCGACGATAAGGTCTACGCCAGAGTCGAGACTCTCCAGATTGAGCTCTACGCCAACCCGAGGAGCTTCGAGACCGAGGCGGCCGTGGAAGCGGTCCTTGATGCGCACGAGATCTTCTGGGACAAGGAGTCGGTCTGGATCGACAGCGAGTACATGAATGAAACAATTTACACAGCCGAGGTGCTCATAGAGGCCGAGGCATTAGAGGAGGACAACAATGGCTAACAAAATCAAATACGGCCTTCGTAATGTCTACTATGCGAAGGTCACCTCAGTCAGCACCGAAGGCGCGCTGACCTACGCAACCCCGGTCGCGATGCCCGGAGCTGTCAACCTGTCGCTCTCGGCAGTCGGTGAGAGCAATCCGTTCTACGCGGACGACATCATCTACTTCCAGACACAGTCCAACAACGGCTACGAAGGAACACTCGAAGTGGCGCTGCTGCCGGATACTTTCAAGACCGACATCCTCGGCGAGACCACCAAGACCAACGGCGTCGTAGTTGAGAGCGCGGACAAGGTCCCTGCAGAGTTCGCTCTGCTGTTCGAGTTTCAGGGCGATGCAGCAGCCACCAGACACGCGCTGTTCAGATGCACCTGCGGCCGTCCGGACGTTGCGTCGCAGACCAAAGAAGCGAGCATTACTCCGGTCACCGAGACGCTCAACATCACGGCGATGCCGCGCATGAACGACTACATCGTCAAGGGCAGCTGCCCTCAGAGCGCGACCACCGCGTACTCCGCATGGTACAGCGCGGTCGTATCCGTATAGCAGCATAACACGAAAGGAATAACACAATGGAGCGCATCATCAAGGTAGACGGCAAAGAAGTGCCATTCAAGGCCACAGCCGGAACAATTCGCAGGTACCGCGCACGCTTCGGGCGCGACCTTCTTCTGGACTTCAAAACACTTCAGGAGGAGGCGACATCCGGAGACGCGCTCACCGCAACATCGCTGACCATCTTCGAGAACCTCGCCTACATAATGGCGAAGCAGGCTGATCCGTCAATCCCGGAAGATCCGGACGAATGGCTGGACGGCTTCGAAATGTTCAGCATCTATGTCGTGCTGCCGCAGATCGTGGAGCTCTGGAAGCTCTCGGAGCTGCCGAGCGCGACAAATAAAAAAAAAGCCTGACCACCACGAGCAGGGAACTCACAACCGGGCTTTTCCTGCTCCGGTGTTGTCAGCTGGGCCTCTCGATGTCCGACCTTGATCTGTTGGACACCGGGATGGTCTATGACATGATGATCGAAAACAACAACGACTCCGCCGAGGACGCCTACGACACAGAACGCATGGCGACTCAGGCGGACTTTGACGCATTTTAAGGAGCAAACATGGCCAGCAATCGCATCAAGGGAATTACCATCGAGATCGGAGGCGACACCTCAAAGCTGACCGACAGCCTCAAACAGGTCGACAAATCACTATCCGAGACACAATCACAACTGAAGGACGTCAACAAGCTCCTCAAGCTGGATCCGACGAATACCGAGCTGCTCCGCCAGAAGCAGGACCTGCTGAACAAAGCAATCAAGGACTCGAAGGACAAGGTCAAGGATCTCGAGACCGCACTCGCCTCAATGGGCGAGCGGACCGAGAAAAATGCGGCCCAGTATGACGCAATACAGCGCGAGATCATCGAGTGCAAGCAGGCGCAGACGAAATGGAACGCAGAGCTTGATGCGATGCAGCCGAAGATCAAGACGATCAGCGACAAGCTCGCAGGCGTATCGAGCAAGACCGGCCAACTGGCCGAGCAGACGAAGGGCCTCTCGACAGCTGCAGGCGTAGCAGCCGCAGGTATGGTCGGCATGGCCGTCGCTGCCGGCAAGACGGCGGACGAGCTGCTCACGACATCCAACGTGACCGGGTTCACGGTCGAGGATCTCCAGAAGCTGAAGTACGCAGCGGACCGCGTGGACGTCTCCTATGAGACCATGACCGGCAGCATCACAAAGCTGACGAAGTCCATGAGCTCGGAGAACAAAGCGTTCCAGAAGCTCGGCGTGACGATCCGGAACGAAGATGGAACGATGCGTAGCGCAGTGGACGTCTGGTATGACGCGATAGCAGCTCTCGGAGAGGTCCAGAATGAGACAGAGCGCGACACGCTCTCGATGGAGCTGTTCGGGAAGTCGGCGATGGAGATGGCCGGCATCGTAGACGATGGAGGAGAGAAGCTCCGGACGCTCGGCGAGGAGGCTGAAAACGCCGGGCTGATAATGAGCAGAGACGCAGTCGCAGGCGCCGGACAATTCAACGACGCACTGGACGAGCTCAAGGCCAAAGCGGCCGCAGCCTTCACGGAAGCCGGAGGAGCTCTCGCGGAGTCTCTGATCCCGGCACTCGAGAAGCTCATCGAAGTGGTCAGCAGCGTGCTCTCATGGTTCGCGAACCTCGACGGAGACACGCAGACGCTGATCCTGACGATACTGGCCCTCGTAGCAGCCATCAGTCCGGTGCTCGGGCTGATCAGTACGCTGACCGCACTGGCAGCCGGACTGAACGTGGCGATGCTGCCGATGATAGCGACCATCGGGGCCATTGTAGTTGCGATCGGTGCGCTGGTCTATGCCGGCGTCTATCTGTACCGGCACTGGGAGGAGATCAAAGAAAAGGCAGCAGCCCTCTGGGCGGCCGTCAAGGAAACCTTCGAGGATATGAAGAACGGCATCATTCAGCGCTGGGAGAACATCAAGCTCAAGGCCACGGAGATCTTCGAGAACGTCAAGAAGAAGATCACGGAGCCCATCGAGGCCGCGAAGGAGAAGGTCAAGGAAATCGTCGAAAAGATCAAGGGCTTCTTCAACTTCGACTTCCAGCTGCCCCGGATCAAGTTGCCGCACATCGCGCTGACGCCTCCGGGCTGGAAGATCGGGGACCTGCTCAAAGGCACCGTCCCGAAGATCGGCATCGAGTGGTACGCAAAGGCCATGGAGGGCGGCGTAATGTTCGACAGCCCGACGGTCATTCCGACGCTGGACGGCTTGAAGGGCTTCGGAGAAGCAGGCAGGGAGATCGTAATAGGCCAGAACAGCTTGCTGAAAATGATCGAGAAGTCTATGCAGAACGCAGGAACAGGCGACATCAATGTGAGCGTGACGGTAAACGGAAGCGTTGACGATCCGAAGCTGTTTGCGAGAGAGATAGCGTCCGATGTGGCGCAGGAAATACAGGCAGAAATGGCAAGACAAGGGAGGGCATTCGGTGAACATACTGAAAGTTAACGGAACAGCGCTGACGGGCATCTGGGTGGATGCGGCGGTCAGCTATAACAAGCCAGCAAAGAGGGTGCAGACATTTCAGGTTCCGGGCAGGAACGGCGACCTCGTAGTGGACGAGGGAGCGTTCGACAATGTGCTGATAAGCTACCCCGTGTACGAGAAGGCGACCTTCCCTGCGGAGTTCGACGCGCTGGTGAACTGGCTGGCAAGTCTGGAAGGCTACCAGAGAATAGAATGCAGTAATGACCCGGGGCACTTCCGCCTCGGGCGTTTTGTCGTTCCAGTAAGTCCGACAGCGAAGCGGCTGAACAGGGACGGATACTACACCATCAGCTTCGATTGCAAGCCGCAGAGATATCTGCTGACAGGAGAGGTCGAGACGGAGATTGACGCCAACCCGAGCGAGACCTACGAAGGGGCGCTCGTGACATTCACGGCGGCGGAGCACGACACCATCAGCGATATGACGGTGCAGGTCACGCCAGTGCAAGACCTTCACGGCTACGACAGCCCGTGGCCTGCTGGGGGTGGGAAAAATAAACTCGACCCGTCAAGCGTAACTTGGAAAAAGTATCGTATTGACTCAAACAACTTCATTACAGTAGCCGACTCTTCAACTCTTATATCTGTTTCGGTAAGCGATGAAGATATTACAATAACAAACACGGGAACATATTACGGCGTAGGCTTTGAGGTTGCCGCTTCAACTGTTGACCGCTATATTTCCGTCACATCAACAATCGGTGGTGCTGTGCAGTTTTGGGACGGCTATGCGGACGGAGCAACGAGAATAAGCAACGGCTCAACAAGCTGTCTTATTCCTGCCAATACAAGCGGATTTGTCGGATTTAGAAAAGACAGCGCCACCACTATTACAATAAATGCACAGCTTGAGGACGGCTCTTCCGCTACCTCATGGACACCCTACTCCAACATCTGCCCGATAAGTGGGTGGACGGGGTGCAATATAGCAGTTGATGGGGTGAACCTCTTATCTTCACCACTTGCCACAAAGGGCGTTGGCCCGGTCGGGAATATCATGGCATCAGACGAAAAATATTTAGGCACAGAGGGGAGTGTCAACTGCAAGCCAAACACGACCTATACACTAAAGTCTTACGATGCTACAAGCGGTCTTGTTTATGTCGGAGAGTGGGACGCAAGCGGAGCATTTATCGGCAGAAGGATTATCAGCGCAACACAAGTTACAGAAGCGACATTCACGACTTCTGCCAACGCCGTCAAGCTGTTCGCATACTTCTTCAACAATAACAGCCCATATACCAACCTTTCATCATACAAGATGCAGTTGGAACTCGGCAACGAAGCCACGACCTACGAAGCCTACAACGGCGAGGTCTATGCGGTATCATGGAGCGACCACGGCACAGTTTACGGCGGTACGCTTGATGTCACTACGGGGGTGCTGACGATAA